GGTTAGGGTTAGGGTTAGGGTTAGGGTTAGGGTTAGGGTTAGGGTTAGGGTTAGGGTTAGGATATTAATAAATATTAAAGTTCTACATTTGTATACAAAGTCTTGATATCACCCATTACACGATGAGTCGTTGTGGATGCGGTGAGAGCATTACGGAAATCATCATCAAACCAGTACATCACGAAGACGTTATTAGTCAATGCGACATTGTCAAGGCTATCATCAAACTGGATGTATTTGTTATACTTAACGCGAGTTTTGATAGCAACTTGGGCATTGAGGTTGGATTGAACAGATGAAGCACCAGCTTCAAGCAATGGTGCCATCATAAGTGTTTTAGCATAAATGACCTTATACATACTATTAAGTCCATAAGTACGATTCTGCCATCCTTCACGATTAGTATTCATATCTATGTAGTTGTCAATGTGACTCGTACCTCCTATTAGCTCTGCAGCGTTGGGGAGTATGTAGGTACCTGTCTGAACGACAACGGCAAAGCGTACCCAAGTGGGTGAGGTGCAACCTGTGACGGGCATGAAGCGAAGATCAATATCGAAGTTCTTGATTCTGATATTGTTATTTATACGATTCGCACTGGGAATGTCGGTGAGACACTGAACCTCCATTGCAGCCCCGGGTTTGGAAGAAAGGGTTAGGTTGTATCGAAAGAAACGACCGGGATTAACCCTTACGTTGGGTATAGAACGTTTGTTCTTATTCCAACGTTGGAACTTGCCTTTCCCTTTGGATTTCTTCGCAGAGAAGCGGCGAGCCATTTTGGGCCTGTATGGAATTCGGCCCATGGCATATCTTGCTCGCTTAGCTGGGCGGCGAGAGTGAGAAATAGACCGACTACGTTTCTTGTACATTCTGTGGAGATCTTGTGCAGCAGCCCCGGGCCAGAAAGTGCCGTATCTTAATGCAGTTGTAGCGAATGCCCTATAAGACATTTACAAAATTATGAGAAAGAGGAGTCACAAAATGAGGAAGCGGGATTATAACGAGAAAGCGTATCCTATTGAAAGAGTACGTAGAGAGGATACAGAGGAACTAACGTATCCTGTATCCAATTGGGGGGTAATACTATATCCCCCAATTGAAAATGGATCCAGACCCGACCGGCGGAGCCGGGCATGCAAGCATAAAGCTGTCAAGATGAGCAGCAAACGATGGTGCTTCACTTTGAACAACTACGCCGATTCGGACTTCGAAGCCTTTCACGAAGCGGCCGACCGCGCGTACGTAATCATTGGCAAAGAGGTCGGCGTCTGCGGAACCAACCATTTACAAGGCTATATTACCTTCTATAAGATGAAGAGACTGTCGGCGGTGCGAACGATCAGTGCTCGCGCTCATTGGGAAATCGCGCGCGGCAGCACGGACGATAACATCAAGTACTGCTCGAAGGGCGGGGACTTCTACGAGTTGGGCGAGCGCCCGAGAGTAGGAGCGAGGGGAAAGTTCGTCGACGCGGTGGCGATGGTCGTGGCCGGCGACAACATCATCGAGGTCGCGACGGAGAACCCAGAAGCCTACGCTCGTGGAGGCCGAGGACTCCGTGAGCTTCAGTATGTTTTATCTAAACCGTATGAGCATACGGGAGTACGGGGTTATTGGTATTGTGGACCACCAGGGACTGGAAAATCGCATAAAGCGCGAATGGATAATGAGGGTGCATACATCAAGGCTCAGAATAAGTGGTGGGATGGGTACAATGGGGAAAAGGTGGTCATCTTGGAAGACATGGACGACGGGTGTCTCAAACATTATCTCAAGATCTGGGCGGACAAGTGGAGTTGCAGCGGAGAGACGAAGGGCGGACACGTTCATCTTCATCATCAAAAGTTCATAGTGACGTCGAACTTCACGATCGAGGAACTCTTCGGCGAGAATGAACAGATCATGCAGGCAATCAAACGTCGGTTCGAAGTGTTGAAATTTGGAAACCATGTATTCAATCCTGCGATTGCACATTTGGATGCGGGATTGCATATTCAGGCGGGAACGGACCTTGAGGATAGTGACTTTTTATCATCGTTGGACGACGAGTACGACGATGACATCGAGGGGGAATTGTTGAGAATGGGAGCCTTTCAGTAGCCACCGGGGTAGGGCTAGGGGTAGGGGTAGGGTTAGGGTTAGGGTTAGGGTTAGGGTTAGGGTTAGGGTTAGGGT